TAATAAGTTAATAGATGAAGAAATAGAAAACGACGATTTAGTAAAAGAATACCAAGAGGAAGCAGATAGGATTAATGTAGAATTTGGAGAAATTTAATGTTTGAATATGAAAGAGTAGTACAAGACTTACAAGATAAAGGTTATACAGAAGCCGACATAGAAGAATATATAAGACGTGAAGTTGATAAAGATAAAAACAAAAAATATGACGAATTAGATAAAGTCAAAATAATGTTCTTTGTATTCTTAATGGGGAAAGTCAGTATAGATACTTTTAAAAAAGAGGTTGAAAAGACCATAACAGAGCCTAATCGAGATTATACGAAGGTTGTAAAAATGATAGAGGGAATTAATCCAGAATACGCTAGTAAGGTATTCAAAGAACCTGATAAAAATAAAATAAAAAAGTTAAAGTTCAAAATAAGTGACTTTGACGAAAAGAAAGCAAGAGATAAATACATACGAGTAATAACCAATTATTATGGCAAAAGTTTAGGAACAATAAAAAAAGAAGAAATAAACGAAGCTGAATACTTATTAAAGAAAGTATCAAAGTTCGATAAAGTAGAAAAAGTAGTTCCTTACTACAATAAAAAGGGCGAGATAGTCGCTTACCATGACATAGCAAGTTATAACAGTATGGTATATAACACTAATTTAACTAATGCTGTATGGAATGAGACACTAGATAATGCAATAAAGACTAATAACGATCTAGTATATGTTCCAGGACACGCTGGAAGTTGTCCTTATTGCGCTCCATACGAAGATAGGATTTATTCATTAACAAGTGCTAATCTAATGTACCCAAACATACAAGTAGCGTTAGACGGTGGATTGAAGCACCCAAATTGTAAACACCCTATTGAAAACTATAATAGTGAAGTTAAAACTACACCTTCAGTATCAACACCACCAGAATACTATAACGCATTACAAAAGATAAATGCTTTAGAGTTAAAAAAGAATAGATTAAAAACAGATAAATCCATTTATAAAGAATTAGGCAGTTATGACGAAATAGATAGAGTTAATCAAAAAATACGTAGGATTAACCAAAATTTAAGAGAACAAAAGTCCATTTTAAAATCTTATAAGTAATATGTGGTTTGTTGGAAGGCACACCAATCAAAAGGCACGTTCTACTCGAGTTTGCACTTCTAGAATATAGGAGGAATATATGAAGATAGAAAAATATCTTACAAACAAAGATATCACATTGACGAATGATGATATCGACACAGCAAAGTTAATCAAAGACTTACAAAATGGAATGATTAACGAAAGTGAAGCTGACAAAAGAGTTGAAGAAGCACGTAAAGAGTGGGAAAAAGAATACTCAAAGAATTATAGTGAATTGGAAGAAAAGTACAACGATCTAGAGAAAAGAAATGCTGATTTAACTTCGAAAAATAGTGAACTTCACTTACAAAATGTTATGACTATGGAAGGATTTAAGGAAGACCAATTTAGTGAAATTTCTAAATTACGCACTTCAATGTATGCTGATGATGATGATGAAACAGCAATAAAGAACATAAAAGAGAAATTTAAGAACACTTATTTTCCAGAACCTGAAAAAGTTATAACACAACCAGTTCCTAATGAAAATAAAATTAATAGTGAAAAGCAATCAACAGAAACTATTAATATTCAAAGAAATATTAGGAATATAAATGTAAAAGATTTATTTTTAAAGTAAAAGGAGAGATAAAAATGGCAGTAAATTATAATGGATTAGGTTTAGACCTACAAGCAGTTGTTAAAAGAGCGTATGACAACTTATTATACAGAAGTTCATTTATGAATTTCGTAAATTCAAATTATATAGGAGAAGTTAGACAAACAGGAACACCAATGATCGAAATTATGAGACAAAAAGCAGTTGACGTTAGCACAGCAAGTTCAACACCAAATATTACTTCTGCTTTAACTCCAACACTAGCTTCTTACGATCAAGTTAAAGTTGATTTAACAGAATTAAGAGTTAATTATTCAATTAACATTTCTCCATTAGTATCTAATATTGCTCAAGCAATTTCAGGACAAATGGATTTAGAAGACGCAGCAGTAGCTAAAGCAATTGATACTTATGGTTATGACAAAATGTTCGATAACACTACTCAATCATTCACTTGGAACCCTCAAACTCAACAAGCATATATTGACGCTTTAAATGAGTTAAGAGCAAAATTATTCAATAAAGATGTATATGATGAATATAGATTAGGACTTGAAGCAATTGAATATGGAAACTTCGTTTCTGCTTTAACTTCAATTCTTAAATATGAAACACTATCAGGAAAAGAAGGAGTAGATCGTGGTACTATTGCAAATGCTTATGGTATTGCTTGTTTCCCAATTAACTCAAGTGTATTAACTAACTCTGAAAAAGGTTATTTTGCTTCTGAAGTTGGTGTAGTAGGAGACGCATTCTTTACTCAATTCAACCAATGGAATGGAGACCGTCCAGGATTTCCAGGAATGATATCTATTGAAGGTATCGTATTATTCGGAGCAAACGTAGTTCAACCAAACGCAGTTATTAAGCTAGTTGAAAATGCTTCAGCATAATTGAAAAGGAAGTGAGAATATGACATTTTTCACAAGTAATGAATTTGAAGAAAAATACAGTGAATATAGTCTTTCTGACGGAGATTACGAAGAATGGCAAATAGAAGCTGTCTGTGAGATGATATTCTCACAAGTAGGTAAAATGTTTAGAGATAGCAGTTGGGACGATACAACTGTTCCAACTCCTATTAAAAACGCAAGTATGGAACAATTAAGGTTTATGATAGAACATAGCATACCATTTATTGATTATGATAAGAAAGTTAAGGCAGGAGATATGGAAGCAAACATATTTAGTGATTATTCTACTCTTGCTTTAAGAATGTTATCAAACGCAGGTTATCTATATAGAGGTAATCCAATAACGTCAAATATGCTTGTAACAGCACCATTTGGAGATTAATTATGTTTTTAGTAAATGGAATGAAAGCAACTTTAATTCAATACAATAGGAATAACGAAAATAGTATCTATGATGATGAAGACCAACAAACAACAACTATTAAAATATGTCCTTATAATATTGATAATGATATAAGATTTGCAACTTATACAGTTCCAGAAGCAACAGGTTATTTTATAACTAAACGTCAATATGACGTAGCCGAAGGAGACCAAATAGAGTTTCAAAATAAGACATACACAATATTAAGAATAATGGACGGTTGGCAATTCAACAGAATAGAAAACTATGTGTTAGCAGTAAAATGAGTAATTATACCGTAGAAGTTAAATTAAATCCTAAATTGGAGCAAAATTTAACTGAAGTAAACGATAAAATACTTTTTGAAATAGCAAGAGATACTTTAACTCAAAGTGAAACGGTTATACCAATGAGAACTGGTAAAATGCGTAAGTCTTCAATGACAGCAGGAGTTAAAGGAAGTAATTTGGATTATTATATAGGTTCTTATACTTCTTATGCTACGCACGTTTGGAATTTCCCAGACAATACTAACTGGACTACTCCAGGTACTAACAATAGGTGGTATGAGCGTGTATGGAAGGAAAAAGGAGCATTGATCCAAATAAATGCAATAGAAAGGAATAAGTTATGACATTAAGCGATATTGAATTAAAGCAAGCAGTTTTTATAAACTATTTAAAAGGCGTGTTGAATGATAATACATTCAAAATTAAAGCTGAATATTCTACAAACGACAATGATACCAAAGTTATAGTGGTGCAAGAACAAACAGGGCAAAAGGTGGTATTCTATGGAGACGTAAGTCCTTTATACAATTATTATCAAATAGTAATATTTGGAAGTTCTATACGAGAAGAAAAAAACATATCAATTTTGTTTGGAGAGTTGATAGGAGAAAATGCTATTGTGACATATAACAATGAAACATGGCAAGTTATGATAAAACAATTAAGTAATCCTCAAACTATCGAATATCAAGATATTCGTAGAGTAGGTTATTCAATGATATTCCAAACAGTAATAAATAAAGTAGAGGAGAGTGGAGATTAAGGCAAATTTCTTTATATCAAATAGACAATTAATTAAGAACTTATCTATTAATACTGGTACTTCTTTAAGTCCTAGTTATACACCAATTTGTACTACAAGCGAAATAAATATTGCGACTGATTTAGAAACTCAAGATTTCTATGTGTATTGTGACGCATTACAAAGACGTTTGATTACTGGTGCAAATGTTGTATTAAGTGGAACATTAAAGTTAGACGCTAACAACGCAGGAGATCTTGATATGTTAGCAAAAGTACATAG